AAAATAGAATTAATTATATAAAATTATATAAATTTATATTTATACTTTATACAACATATATTTTATATATTTATTATACATCATATATATTAATATATTATAATGGCGTTGGTTGTTGCGAGTTTATTACAAAGGGATGCGGTATTGCGCTCTATTGGTGCTACAAATTCAAAAATATATGAAATTTTATCGGAATACATGTGTGGAGAGATGTACATTAAATCAAAAATAGAAAAGTTGGATATTATTTATAAATTAGAAGTAATTGAAAGTTATATTTCGGAAATACCAGAAACGGTTCATGAAAAAGCAAGCATACACAAAGCGTTGACGGGTATTCACGACATGTGCACGAAATTGCATAATGAACTGGATGCGATTTTAAAAAAGATAAAGACACACAATGAAAAATATTTTTATTATTTGAGGACATTTGATATTTCATCGGATTTATTGAACCTTGAAACCCATGTATATAATTTAAATCACAGGTTCAAAATGTTTTTAGGGTTAATGAATGCAAACATATCTATAACAACACATAACAACACAACAAGTGAAACAATAAAATAAAATAAATAATAATTATGATAATTTATATAAATATATATGCGGATATATTACACACGTATATATATTTATAATTATTTTTATTCCACTTGTATGACAAATCAGCCCGAAACTACGACACATGACCAAGGTGGCGGCGGCGCCAACATCGCAGAAGCTCTGAACATGGTTACAGCGTTGTATAATAAATACGCGAATTTACCAAATGTTCAACAAAAGTTGATTCATCACATTATGGATGCGTTGCCGACAATCCTTGAAAATACTGTTCAACAGTGTAAACAGAGAGAAGAGAGAAAAAAATCATTAGAAGAAAAATCAGATGAATTTATTGAAGAATTTCTTGCAAAAACACGATATTTTTATCATTTAGGCACAGAGTTATTTTTTATTTATTCTGACGATAAAACATATGAAGTTATAAAAGAAGACAACATTCAACATTCTATTTTAACAACGATTACGGCTAGTCACAAAGACTTGTTGCCGTGGAAATATAAAATAAAAATACAAATTATAAAACGAATTCGAGAGAATAATAATATACTGAAATCAATACCTGAATCAGAAACTATTCAAAATGTTATACGGTTATTCACGCCCGCATTGTTTAACAATAAAGATACAGTGAAATACTTTCTTACAGTCGTCGGGGACATTTTACATAAAAAAAATTCACTTCATTATTTTATAAACTCAAAAACTTTTATTCCTTTTATTAAAGAATTAAATCAGGAGTGTTATAAGTATTATGGGATTAATTTATTAACGCATTTTAAGTTCAAATATTATGAACACGCAAATGAAGATTGTCGACTTATAAATGTGTGCGAACTGTCGAATGCTTACAATGATTATTTCAAATCACATATTATTCCTCACATTATTGATTTATTTTGTGTTGCATCTCATTACTCAACACGATATGTATCTGCCGATTTGTTTTTGGATAAGTATTGCAACGACTATTCGGTAATAAATCATGCCCTGTATTTAAAAAATAATACCAATCTTGAAATCGTTGCGAGATTCATCAATGCGACTACAGAAGAGTGTCCTGGTTATAATATAACGTGTAAAAATATGTCATATTTGTGGAAAATATTTATTGAAGAAGAGAATATTCCGAATATCTTTTTTAACCATTCTCTCCAACAACTGTTATCAACACATTGTGAAAATTTGAACTTGGATATTGACACACTGCAGTTGCCAGATGATGTTGAAAAGACGGTTATAAAAAATAGAACAAGTAAACATTTGCCATTTGTCTGCAGTTTCATGTCATTTTGGAATACTTATATTGTAGATTTAAACAATTCAGAAAATCAAGAAGAAGAAGAAGAATATGAATTAGAATTGGATGAACTGTTGTCATTGTTCAACAAATCAATTAAGCGGTCTGCGACGACGCTGTTGCACAATAACGTGTCGGATAAAATGTTACTGGGTCTCATAAAACATTTTTACCCGGACATTATTATAGAAGATGATAAGTATTTGATTCACGTGGGATGCAGGTCGAGCATTTGGAATAAAAGAGGGGAAATTGAAGAATTTATACAAAAATATAAAGAGTCGAAAATGGAGAGCATCAACGCAAATGCGACAAGTCAGTCAAGTCAATCATTATACGCAATTTATCAATGTTATTGCAAATACGCGTTTGATAAGGAATATAATATCATTAGCAAACGATGGTTTGAAAAGTATTTCATGTCAGTTTACAATTCATATTTGATTGATACTGAAATCAATGCGAATATAATTGTTTCGCCAAAATGGTTTAGTATTTAATTATTTCGCACAATATATTTATATATTTGTATATTTATATAAGTATTATATTTATTACACGTTCGTTTAGTAATGAGTGAAGCAGGTGAAGCAGGAACAAGAGAGTTAGAAAGCATAGAAATGAATCTGAAAAATAAACTAAATAGTTCGATAAAAAATCATTTGATAAAAAATAAAGATTTTAAAAAATGTTTGGCAATTGATGATGATAAAAAAACAGCAATTGTATATAGAATCGCAATAAATAAAAAACATTATTATATACGTTTTTCAACACCACCCGTTTTGACAGAAGTGTCAGCATTTACAAGGTCAAACCCTGCTGAAGTTTACACAAGTCTTAAAGAGAGAGCTAAAGTAAATGATGAGAGAGAATATAATTTTGTAATGTTTTTATTTTTATTAAAATTGAGAGAAACAGAAACGACAGAAATGGTGGAACCGCCAATAAGGGATGATGTTAGTTTATTTGACAAACAAGACAGACAAACATCTTTCGATTCATTCAAACTAAGTTATCCCGATGAAAAAATTAATATTAGAGATGATGTAATATTAGAAGTTCCCCAAGTTGTAGTGTGTAGAGATTTATTAACATTCGAACAATATGTTGCAAAACCAAAAAAAGATTCATCATGCGCAATGATGGGTGGTAAAACTAAAAGAAAATCAAAGAAACGAATGGTAAAAAGAAAATCAAAGAAAAGAATGATACAAAGAAAATCAAAGAAACAAATGATAAAAAGAAATTAACAATATTGTTTTATTTATTATTTAGTTATTATTCTCTCTTCTCTCTTATTATAACTTATAAAAATATAAATATAATTTTTTATCCATGGGACATGCTGTCGTCATGTCCCTAACAATCCACATGACCACATAGGATGGGTTCTAGGGGCGTAATGCTTGGCACCTTGGTTCCCCTATTATTTTCCGTCGGTTTTGTAAACAGGTGCGCTTGACTTGGCGGCATCTGCAGATGTCTGCGCATTCTTTTTATCTGCCAAAAATTGAGCAGCGGCTGCACGCGCTTGTTTGGGTGTTTGCACACATGGAACTGTCAGCATGTAGTTGTAACTAATTGATGTGATAAGAATTCCGGTCAACAAATACCAAATAAAATAAGAAACAAGGTTTTTCAGCATAATATACTTTTTAAGTTCGTAAAAATATTCATTGTCCGGAGTTTTATTACCATCATCAATATCAATTTTTTGAAAGTCTGTTTTAAATAACTTCACATCAACGCTTTTGTTCCAAAAGTTCAAAACATTTTCATTATTGAGCGTGTTGATAATTGTAGAAGGGTCGCTAAGTATATTTTGAATTACTTTTAATGCATCTTTACTTGGTGGGGTTCCAACATTTAGCAATTTTTCTGTAAAAAGTGATGATACACCGACAATGCTTGCGACAGCATAGCCAATTGTATTTGAAAATGCGGCAAGCCAACCAGGAAACATTGTCAGTAACAAGTTGAGTAATCCGAAAATAAGAACCCATGGAATAATTGTCGCAATGGCTGCAGTTCCAACATTTGAAGGACTGTTGCACATTTGTTTGGCTAAATATATATTCAAAATAAATTGACTGACAAGTATTAAAATGAAATAAATAACAAATAAAGCGGTTGACCTTTCGGGCATCATATACTTCATGGTAAAATATACGGCGGTAAGTCCAATGTAGACAAAAATTGACGTGGCTGGGTCAACTACTTGAGCAGCCGAAGCGGTTGCGGCTGCAGGTTGTGCTGTCGATGCTGTCGATGTTGTCGATGCTGTCGATGCTGTCGATGCGGGTTGTGTTGAAGACATTTTTCCTAACTATTTAGTAATAATTTATTTTAATATTTGTATTATCAATATATTAAATTTTATATTAATTAATGTGTATAAAATTAATATGAAATTATCTATCATGTTTTATAGAATTAAGAATTAGAATATAGGTAAATATACCACACACACACAGACACACAAGTAAAGTGAATATGAACTTTTTTAGAATGGGTCACGGTCCAGGTCAAGATGACAAACCATTTTTGACCGAACCCGGAGTTAAATCATTTATTAATGGTGTGTTGAAAGGTTGTCACCAAATAAAGTCACATCACTATAACACTGTATTCAATGTATCAATGTTTGCATTATTTTCCATACTTTTAGGGGGGATTTTATATTTTAAATATAAAGGAAAGCTTACTCCTGAAGAAAAGGAAAGAAAAAAACAACAAGAAAAACAATATATTTTAACAAAATTAAATAATGTATCTGCAACAATAAAAATGGACCGACAAAAAGGTGGAGTAACACACGCAAATTTAATAACAGATTTACCTTCATGGTAAGGGACGTGTCGTCCCTTATAATCCCTTGCCTTCATGGTAAACAATCGCAATCGAATGAATGAACGACAACGATTACGACCAGTCGATTTCAATAAACATTTTTTTTACTTGATTGTAACTGTATCCATGAGGAAAATGTATTTTTTCAACACAATTGATTTTACTATCAGGGAATGCGCATTGAAGTTCACTCATCAAATCGTCAATGAATTGTTGTCGCATTTTGGGTTTTTCATTTGCATCATTCGTGAATTTAAAAATCAAGTCTTGATATTCAACAATTGTTAGCTGTGATTGTGACTGGTATACAAAACCATTCATCGTTTGGTGAACCCACTCTTCTTCAAAAGGAATGCAAAATTTAAATGCAGACTCAATACAGGAGTCTGTGTGTGCATATGTGCGACCACTTGCTTTATCAATGACCCCGCTGGATATTAAATTTACAACTCTATATAATTCTCTATTTTTAGGATAATTTTTAAGATATTCTTTTGTCATTGGTTTAATAACAGTTTCCATTTTTTTCATTTATTAATTTTATTTTATTTTATTTAATTTTGGTATATAAACAAACATAAACATCTTTAAATTATTTTCACAATTTTTAATTATAGTTATAATATAATTATATAATATAATTAATAGTTACAAGATTATATTATGAGCAGTGAACCAGAAGAATCAAATGATGAAAAAATTACAAGTTATTTTAGACTGAAACAAGATTATTTTGAAGAAAGAAAAAAAATAATTAATAAGTTGTATAAAAAAACGAAATTTATAGAATCAACAAATGAAAAAAAACGACTTGCAATAAAGGGTGATATTTTAGAGTCGGATGTTATAAAATCTATTTTATTAAAAATGCAAAAAATAAAAAAAAGTCGTGGATTCAAAATGGGAAATACACATAATCTTCAAGATTTATTAGAATCACAGTTTAAAAAAGTGGAAGAAATGAAGGAACATATTATAAATTTGAAATTGGATTTATTATTTAATTATAAATCTGAACATGATGCTCTTGCCGAAATTACCTTGAAAATTCCTGAATTTAATAGACAACTTGAAATATATAAAAAATATGTTTCTGATTATGAAAATGTTGTAAATAACCAAGAGCGGCGTGTTCAGTTGCATCGCATTCGTGATGATATTCAAACTATTTTAATGAATATTGAAAAACAGCAAGAAATTATGAATCAAACACCAGACCCTTTGAAAAAGCTCGAAATTATTCACAACATTCTTGAAACATATCAAACATCACTTCAATTTAATCCTGATTATCAAGAAGAAGATGAAGAAGAAGAAGATGAAGAAGAGGGTAGAAGAGAAGAATTAAGACGAAAAAAAGAGACTGAAACTACAAAACAAATGAAAATAAAGTATGCTGATTGTTCATTGTATAAAGTTCACCCGGATGATGATGAAATTTATCTTATACAAATTCCTTACACCATTTCACAATTGGAAGTTGTTATAAAAAAATAATGGTAATCTAATGTAAAATGAAATTATTTTTTCATGATTTCTTCAAACGAATTATTTATTCTAGATAATAAACCTTGCATCTCACGGGCAAAATGTTTCGACAGTCATAATTTCTGAATGATGTCTTGTCGAATTCAAAAATGCTGAATCCTGTTGACATTCCGTTAAACCCCGCATCGTATGGAGCACCATAGTCCAGAATTTTACCCAGTTTGATTGGGTTACCTGTTTTTGAATCAGTCCGATAAAATATTCTCTCTTTAGAATGTTTTGTAAATTCATACTCGGGTCCAATTGTTGTTCCCGGTGTTTGTTTCACACCGCGGTAATAAACCACGCTGTATGGACATTCGCGGTTGAACTTGTGCTTTGAAAATTTACACTCTCCATCTCCCCATCCGTTTATGCCGGCATTATAAGCATATTGATTGAATTCAAATGTTCCCAACTCAAAATTGCGCCCAAGAGACAATATATCAGTATAATAAACTGTGGTTGGATTAGATTTGAAATCGTGGTCTTCGTGGATATATATTTTATCATCGGTTTGGGTTTTGGATTCATCAATTTCAGCTTGAGCGGCAGCGGAAGTCATGTTTTTGACTTTTTTTAAAAATGAGTATTTATATATTTAGATTTTCAATTTTATATAATTGTTAATTATTATTATATAATAAATAATTAATTAATAATAATTAAATTATTATAGTATAGTGACAACAAATAATAATAATAATAATGACAACAACAACTCCAAAAATAAATAATCCACAAAATTTTAGAACTTCAAATACTTTAACGACAACGCGAAAGCCGCATTATGCAACCAAGGTGAATAATGCATTCAACGTGATTCCGGGCATGCATCGTCCAAATGCAAATAATGTTCCATCCAATATAAATCAGGATGATTTTATAGGACCGAATTTTAAAGCGCGCCCGTTGAAGCATTGGCGGAGACAGCTGGTTCCCACAAATCCGTCAACAGACAACTCTAGCCAAAAACGAATGGCAACGGTGAATTTGATGGATGCGCCGGGGTTAAGCATCTACAAAACAAATGCAGAATCCTGCGAATGCATTGAAACGGGTGGGAATGCATTTCAAATTGCACATGCATACGTGGAAAACAATTTTGATAAAGGAGATAAAATTCAAAATAATGGTGCAATATCTGTTCCAACCCAATATATCAGCACTCCAATTATTGAGGAAATATTTCTCAACATTCCGGGGGCTGCAACCATTTACGACATTATTTATCATGATGATGAACCAACAGTTCCGGATATTTGGTATGTTGACCCAATTACTTCGATTGCTCCACCGATTCCGGACCAAGAAGACGAAGTAGTCGTCGATACAAGTTATGAAATAATTACCAGCGTTTATGATACGGCGTGCATTGCATGCAATCCCGAAAACAATCGAATTAGGTCGGGCATTTGCACGCTGAGCCAGTCCTATTATGAAACCACATCCGGCTATTTACAGTCCAGATGCAGAACTGCAGCTCAACGACTGTCGACAACAAAAAAAGCGGGTTGCGTGTATTATCCAAGTGTAAATGATAATATTCCGTTTGAATTTTTATACCCGACAAACGAACCGAATGGTCCCCAAGTTTATCAGTCTAAAAATTGTTCAAATCCTAAAACATATAACAACAACGCGCTCAATCAACCCGCCAACAGCTATTGTAGTACAATTTATAAGCCAAATAACACGCAATTTGCGTGCCAGGGTGCCGTTTCTGGAAGCACGCGCCTTCAAAAATTGAAAGCAGACACCATTACGAGTAACGGATTTTCATTTTATTCGGCATATGGAGCAACAATGGCAAATGCCGGCAATTTTCAAGGAACAAATACGTCAAGTAACTACTATGTAAAAAATAGAAATTATCCGCTCGACGGTTTTATACACTTGAATAGATATCGCGAAAATAAACAGCTGGCATGCTGTGATTTTGTTTTTTGAATATTCAAATATTAAATATCATACACTTTTACTTCTTTATCATCTTCGAGTAAACTGAATCTGAGTTTGTATGAAAGGATATTGTCTAATATGCTGCTCGAATTTCCACCGTTGTTTATACTTTGTGCATCTTCGGTTGAAGACCCACCTTTAATAAATGTGACGTTTGATATTGTTCCAATGGGTCCACTTCCACTACTACCTGCTGGGTCATTATGGCCAACCAGAAGTTGAATGTTGTTATTAGTAAAATAATTCATGGATGCGTCATTGAAAAATGACACGCACATATTATTATCACACGCATTTCCTTTGTCCTTGCTTAATGAAGCATTCAAAATGATTGTATTGTTCAACATGCCGTTAATAAATACATCTAAAGCGCGATTTTTATAAGCGAACCCACTATCTGTATTATATATCGGCTGATTATTTCCTGAAGAGTCTTTATAATATTCATTTTCATCTTCATTGTAGTCATCATTGCCATTATAGTTCAAAATTACATTTATTGGTTCATTTATTGGCAACGTAGACGATGTTATTTGATATGTTGCATTTCGTTGTAATAAAGTTGACGAAATAGCTAATTTACAAGTTGCATCAATGTATAAATTTAATATCTGAGTTAGTGGAGTTGCATTTGTGTTATTCAGCGTCAATATATTAAAACTTGCATCGACCGTTGTTGGCGGCACCCATGAAGTTATATTTAACCATAGAGATATTGCAAATGCGCCTCTTTCTAAAACTTTACCAGATTCAATGGGAATTGGAATGATGGGACCTGAGCTCAAAATGGGCTGTGAAGATGTTGTTAGCGCAATGGTTTGTTTTTGTTGCATGTAAAATGAAACTAAAATATAAACAACTAGAATGAATATTACAAGTAAAATAATATAAAATATGTCTATTTCTTTTCCATAAAATAACATTTTGTTTTGTTTTAAATTTTGTATATAATATAATTATAATTATAATTTAATTATGATTATAATTAATCTGACCCCTCTTTCAAAGTAAATAACCTCCTTACATCACATAGATTACAAACAAAAGGAGGGGTCAGAGGGGAACCTTGGTTCCCCTGGCAATTAAATGTCAAGCTTAGACAACTCCACATTATCTTTTACAAAAGCGAATCGAACCTTGTATTTATTAAAAAAATCTGAAACAGAACTTCCGCCACCGCTTCCATATCCGCTAGAATAAGTGTTCCAAACGTCTTGCGGCCCGAGTGGATAATTTGTAAATGTTGCAAAAATAAAACCAGTAAAACTACTGGGACCACCCACGTCAACGGACCCTGCATTTAATTGAAATGGATTATCTAAAGCAGTTGTTTGAACAAGTTTTCCATTGATATAAATGTCCAAGGAGTTTCCATTATTTACATTTGCAGTAATCAATGCCCAAGTTTGAAGTGGTATATTTTGTATAACTGGTATAATTTTACCTCCAACTGTCGCATGTAAACCATTATCCGAATCTCCTAAACTTAAATTAAAGTAGTTCGCACTTTTCGGGTCTGATGTGGTTATAATTGGTTTGACACTTCCACTGGTCGTCCAACTGCTAACATAAATCCAAACGGAAAATGCAAATGAGTTAGAGGAAGTAACTGTTAATTGGCTTTTAGTTGTTGCTGCTTGTTGAGTAACGGATGTGGTTGATGATGAAGAAGACAACATTGTCCAAACAAAATAAATAATAATAATTAAAAGTATAATGATAATAATCGTTGTAAAAGAAAAATCCATTATTGTATTATGATATATGAATAAAATGAGCTATATAATGTGTATTAGATTATTATTATTATAATTTTAATATTTTTAATAATAATATTTTTAATAATAATATTTTTGATATTTCTAAATTAAATGAATTATGAATGAATTAAAAGTTTGGAGTTAGTGGCGGGTTTAGATATTTATGACTATTGTATATCCACGAAATTCCATCACTTCCTAAAACATTTCGATAATAAACTACATTGCATGCTTGGCCATATATTCCTGATGTACTTCCTACAGTCAAGCTTGTTGGAAGCGTGGGAATGACATTTGGCACTGAAGTTTCTAAATGATTATTTAGAAACACGTCCATTATACCAGTATTATTAAAATTTATAAATAAATGATTCCATCTCTGCAAAGGAATTTGGCTTTTTGGTTGAGATGATTGTGGGATTGTTGCACCATTAACCACAATGTTTAATAAATTGTTACTTGCATCATAATTTATGGTTGGAGATTTTGAAAAATCTAATATACTTACACCACCTGGAGTTGTATAATTATTATTTGTATTTAGTGGTTCTGGATGAATATAAAACCATGCAGATATTCCATAGTTATAAGTTTGCTTACCATTTTTAGTGTTGTCTGCAAGTGACGGTGTCAAAGATTTTGTCTCGACATTATTTGAATCTGTGGTGGTTACTTGTAACGGCGGGTTGCTTGTTACATTCAAAGGTAACACGCTGTCCAAAATTACCTCTCCATTGTGATTAATGACTGCATCAAATGCTTTTGGAAGAATAAATAGTAATGCAATCAGTATAATTTCAATAATAAAAATAATAACATATGTCCATTGTTTTTGTGCTAATTTTAATTCTGTCTTGAAAAAGTCAACAGTATCTAAAAACAAACAAGGTATATAAATAAGCATTTTAAAAAGCAAACTGGACCAGGATGGCGGTCCGGAAATATAACCTGGTGCTTCCGCGCCAATGAATTTGATAACCATGGCAAAAATGCCAACAAGTATTGCGATGTTTATAGCAAATAATACCGTGTTTGCAATAATTGGAACATTATTATAAACGTGCAAAATTGCAAGAATTATTCCTATAACAATTCCGATTAGTATCGTATATTTCAAAAATGATATTATAAAAGGCACAAATGCTTCAAATCCCATCACAAGCAATGATAAAAGTGCAAATCCGATGAATAAAAATATGCATAGGAATATCGATTTATTATCAGATACAACTTGGTACGGTTGTTTTGTATAAATGTATACAACTAGAGCTAAATACATTAGGAAAATAATGAGCATTGACTTGGAGACAAGTTGCATCAAAAATCCCTTTACAAAATAGCTGCATAAAAAGCTGGTTATTTTTGTGAGTGAGTTCCACGCATCTGTTATGGATGACACTGACATTCCGCTAAAAAAATTATTTACCGATTCGTTTATATTCACACCTTTTACAATGAAAATGTAAAGTAAATGAAGTAGTAACAGTCCGACAATTACAGACATGATAATGCCTGCAAGTTTGTTTACAAAAAAAAGCAAACCAGATATGGATGCCAATAAAAATATGATGACATAAATGGTTGACATGTTTATGACAAAACGTAACATGGCTGCAAATGCAAATATCAAAATGAGTAAGACTGGAAACAACCACTGGTTTTTAATGAAATTGTGAATTAAACCATATGAAATTCCACTTATTATTAAAATAATAATTAAGATTACAACGTATGTGTATTTATTTTGTGAAATATTTTGTATAATTTGTAAATTTCTAAAAGATTGCATTGTTTTTTGTTTTTGTTTTTATTAATTTTTTTTTACTTGT